GCTTTTTCTTTTACACCAACTGGTGGTATAAATCCACCTGTTTCTCTCATATCTAATTCTTTTACACCTTTAGAATTCATGTTTATAGGTAGGCCCTCGATGCCTGATGCCTGTTCCACTAACTTATCAGAACCAAATGCACGGCTAACTCTACCACCTTCAGCTTTTTTGTCTAAAATTGTATAAGCTTCAGGAGATAATTCTGATAGAACTAATGCTTCAGCTAATTCTCTACTTAAACCTTTATCCATTAATTCTTTTATCTTTGCTTCATATCTATCATTAGCACCTGAAGCTAAACCAACTCTACCACCCACAGCAAACTGACCAGGGGTAATTGTTTGGTCATCAGCTGATTCTACCATAGCACTTATTCTTACATCATAGTCTTCAGGTGTCTCATTTTCTCCTTTAGGATATAGTCTAGAAAATTGTACTTTTAATTGATCATTTACTTGTGCTCTTCTTTGAGCATACTCATTATTAGGTTCACCGTCTTTCTGTTCTCTCTCCGCAAGTAAACCTGTAATGACTGCACCAGCTCCACCTACTTTAAGAGCGTTCATTGCGTCAGCCCCTTCTTTTAAACCTAATATATTACCCATGTTAAACATCGCATGTTTTCCACCAAAAAAAGTGTTAGCTCCACCTGGTATTAGCATAGGTGCAAAATTTAAAGCTACTAATCCAAGAGGTGATTTAGCAAGACTTTTAATACCTTTACCTACACCTTTAACAGCTTTCTTAACGGACTTAACTATACTACCTAAACCGTATTGTGCTCTACCGCCATCTGCCATAAACTTAGATCTTAATCTATCAATCTCTTCATCTAATAATTCTAATTCTGACTCTGATAAATCTTTTAATTGTTTACCAAACATTTCCATGGCCATGTCATTTTTTTCTGACATAGGATCTAAATAACCAGCCATTTTCATATCTTGTTTAGGTCTTAGATCACCTTTTAATTTAATTAAAGGTGCTCCTGCTACGAATTCTTTTGCTTTTGTAGTGTTTGTTAATGCCATAATTTTGTCTAAATTTAGTTTATAAGGCAGGCGTACTAATCCTGAAATATCACACTTTATTTGATTTTTTTACTATCGTCAACACCTTTGAGAGGCTGACTTCCTTGGTACAAGTCGTCCCAAAATCTACCACAATAAGAGTACTCACCAACGTGGGTAATATAATCTTTTAAATATACATGTATTTTACCACCCATATCTGACCATCTTTGACAAAATCCAAAGTCTTCACCAAAGTATCGTTTAGTTTTAGGATCATGAAGGGTGTCAAAAAGATTGAACATATTGTCTTTTTTCTCTGTGTTACCATTAATTATAGTTGGCTGATATATTTCTAGTTCAGGGTATCGTTTCATCATTTTTTCTATGACTTCTCTTTTAATTAACAGACAGCCAGTAGGAGCGTGAGTTACTTCTGCTACTCCATCTTCTACTTGTATTCTTTGTGGATCTTCTACTTTCAAAGGAAAAGTATAGCCTGCTTTTGATAAATCGTCTTTATCATTTATAGCTCTATGTTTTGTTGTCATTCTTCTCCACGTTTTGTCCCAGTCAAATGATTTCATAGGATAAGGACAGCCAATTACATCCTTATCTTTTTCTAGCATAGTAAAGATAGTTTTAGATTGAAAGTCTATATCTGAGTCTATAAATAATAAATGTGTATAATGATCAGCATGATTTAACATTTCAGCCACGCATAAATTTCTACCTTGTGTAACTAATGATGATTTCATCAAAGTAAAACTTACAAGTATTTTTCTTTGCATGCATTCTTGTTGAAACTTTAAAACAGCTTGACAGTAATGCATAGATACATCACTGTGCACAGGTGTGCATACCATTATTTTGTGTTTAGAGTTCGTTCCAATATGGATCGTGGTAACTTCGGTGTCCCCTTTCGTAGATGGCTTATTAAACCAGATGGGTTCATTGTTTGCGCCTGGCGCTTTACTACTTTTTTGCATTTACCGCTCCCTCCAAAAATCTTTTCCAAGACGTGCCTATTTTATTCCAACCATAATATGCTTGTGCATATGCAGATTGACATTCTAAATGATTATGTATTTCTGTTCTGTGTAAGCTTTCAGCTGCAGCATCTATACCGTATGCAAATTTTTGAGCTAGTAATTTATAATTTTTTTCATAAGGTATATACATTGGAAACTCTGCACCTGTTTCAAACAAAGCTCCATAGTTAGTTGTAATACAATACAACCCTGCGGCCATACACTCTAATAAAGATATACAAAACGTTTCTTCAAAAATACTAGGGTACACATACATTTGATAATTGTGTAAGTGATCTTTTATAAAATTATTTGGTTTATATCCTATGTAATTAACATTGGGTAATTGTTCAGCTTGTTTGTAAAGTTCTTTGTAAGCATGATCGTTTTGATCATAAAAAGCTTTACCATAAACTTCACAAGAAGAATAAACATCTAAACTTATTAAAGGATTTTTAACTAACTGCATCGCTCCTAATAATACAGACAATCCTCTCCAAGGTGTGTTTTGATGAATAATTCTTATAGGTTGACCTTTTTGATACGGAGCAGACTTACCTATTTTATCTATACCATTTTTAATAACCACAGATTTATGTGTGGGTATATCAAATTGATCTCTAAAATGTTCATAGTTCCAATGACTGTTAAACACATACCAGTCGTACTTGTCGTGATTAGATTTATCTTTAAACCAGTAATATAAATTACTTTGATCGTAAGAATTTTTTTGCCATAGGATATTTACTTTTGTAGGATGTAAAGGTACTTTACCTGGCACAGATGTACATATCTGTACTTCAGATAATAATTTATTATCGACGTATTTTTGCAAATAGTCTAATTGTATTTCAGTTCCGCCTTTAGGGTTTTGATTTATTGTCATTGTTACTCATCGCTTTCTGTATCATGTCTAAACCTTTCGGAGATACCTGCACAGTTACATCTTGTACTATATCAGGTCCTTCTTTCTTTTCTTTAAACACTTCGTTAGTTTTAGTATTACGCCACGTAGTTATCGTAGTGCAATCTATCTTAATTATGTTATCCGTTTTCATTCTCTCTGTTTATTAAAGCATAACTTATTAGGCCTTGTATTTTATTACTGCCCGTAGCTGCTTGTACAGTTATAGCATCACCTGCTTCTAAATTCAAGCCCTGAGGTGAAGCATTTACCTGTGTCTTAGCAGCTACATCGTCTCTAAAAAATTCATATTCAGCGCTCGCATCTGACGAATCTACAAAATTCATGTTTACTAGAATGCCTGAGGATGCATCATTGTTTGCACAATAGATACTTTTAACTATAATTGTACCATCAAGAGGACAAGTAAGCACTGTTGTTTTAGATGAATCAAGTTGTTTAAAACCTTGGTTTTTATAAAATATACTCATGATAAGAAATAGTTAAATGCATCCTGTTCGTTTTTTAAATCTTTTTGAAAAGAAAAATTTAATTGATTCTGTAATGTAGTTAAAGACTCTAGTATCTGTCTTTGATTCTCCACATCATACTCAGGTTTTGGTTCAGGTATATAGTTTGTTACTTTTGCCATTAGAAACTACCTGAATAAGCTGTTGGATCTTTATCATATTGTGCTCTACTTGTAGCACCATCAAATCTCTGTTTACCACCACCTGTTGGTTTATTATCACCACCATGAAATGACTGACCAAAATCAGCTGTTACGCCACTATCAACTTGTTTTTTCACCTTAGCTTTAAACTCTGCTATTTGTTGATCTTTTGCAGCTTTTTGTTCTTTAAAGAAATTAAACATGTTTAAATTATTTTTATTCATTTTATTAGCTATGTCAGCATTCGCTCCTGTAAATTGAGTTCCATCAAAACCTACATTATATTTTTCCTTAGCTCTTTCAATAGCTTTACTGTATCTTTCATATTCATCATCAACAGTTTCTGAATAATTTCCTCTAAGACTTCTAATGTTTTTACCAGCTGCATCTTTTAACAAACCAGTTCTAGGGTCAACACTTATACCGGGCACATCACCCGTCATTCTAGACTGAATAAACTTTCTGTCCATATATGGAAGTGTATCAAATTTATCTAAAGATCTTATAAACTTCATTCCTGGAATAAAATTAATTAATGTATCTAATCCACCTTTAAGTGTTTTAGGTAATTGTTGAGTAATAAAATCTTTTGCTTGAGTTAAAATACCTTTTGGCTCTCGATAAAAATTAGCTTTCTCTTCTGCTTGCTTCATTCCAAGCACATCACTTATATAAACTTTTTGACCATTGATAATTTGAAAAGGCTCTTCAAATTGATTAGCAGCTGTTGACTGTGTAATACCTGTATTAACAGGTACAGGTTGTAAAGGAAAGTTAGTAGCAAACCCAGATTGTGTGTTTCCGAAGTTTGTTTGTGAAGGCACTGAAAACATGTCATTAAGAGCCAACTGATTTGCAGCCTCCATCTCAACCATAGATCTAAATGGAAAATCATTGTTGGTTCCTACATTTCTATATTGTATATTGCCAAATTCGTCTATGTATGATTCCATTATCTTCTTCCGTCCGGTTGTGCATCAAGTCTAAAAGTTCCATATCTCCAAGATTCGCCTGTAGATGTATTAGCTATTTGAATAGAAACTAACCGACCTCTAGCTCGAGTGTCTATCTTATCAGTGGTCGATGTAATTGTAAAGGGACCTAAAGGTGAGCCTACAGGAGCATTATCAGGATAATCATTTAAGAATAATGTAACTGTAGAATTACCACGTAAATATTTAAAGTCTGGTATAAATCTTTTGACAGACATAAAAAACTCTCCATCTCCTCTATAATCTGCTACACCGGTCATTTGTCCTAATGGACTTCTTCTAGATGTAATATCCCAATCTCCAGATCTAATAAAAGCATCAATAGATGTAGTGCCAGAACTATTGACTTGGTCATCACCTTTCTCATGACAATAGTAAATAGATGCACCATATTTATTAGTTAAGCCGCTAATAGCAGCAAAAACAGGTGTGTCGGTAGAGTTATAATCTGTAGCATATGGTTCAGGATATACACCCTGATCTTGATAACTAGATCTATCTAGGGATGATGTCGTAAATACATTTTCTGAATAATTATAAGTTACACATCTATCAATCTGTTCAGATCCGTCTTTAGGATAAAACCAATGTATTTCTGTATACAAAGCATTAGGAGATGAATAAACAATATCAGAGGCTCCGTAATTAATTCCAAGATTATTTCCGTCTGTGCTAAATACAAAGTCTTCAACTAAACAAGGTAATGATTTAACAGTACCATCAAATACAAAAAATCCTCCTTCAGCTGACATCCACCATACAGCACCGTTTGCATAAGACACAGCTTTAGGTCCTATACATCCACAGTTTGTACCAACTTGTCTTACAGAAAAAATAAAAGGTGGCCCAACAAACTGAATAACATAAGCTGCTTGATCAGTTAAACAGAATACATAATCTTTACCTTGAATAGCAGCTACAATCTTGTTTCCTGTATCTAGTCTAAATGTACCTGCCGTATTAGTAGATGAGGGCGCATAACTGTTTAAATCTTCTTGATTAGAAAATCTTACAAACATTGGATCTTGAGTAGTGGAATCACCAAGGGTTGTTTCAGTTCCAAAATGAAATAGATGTCTATCTCTATCCGATACCAAAGTTAATCTGCTGGCTCCAGGATTGCTGTTTGTAGGAAAGTTTGTTGTAGTTTGAGATGCTCTAACAGCTCTAGGTGTAGCAGCTCCTGCATTCCAACTAAACGTTTTTCCATTAAATATTGTAGCAACTAATACTTCTCCAAAGTTATCAAGGCTCCAGAGGCCTGGATCTAAAACCACATCACTTACTGTTCTAGCTGTTCCCCATGTCCCTGTGTTCCATTGATAAGTTCCCCATCCATAACCTTTCGTTTGAAACGTAGGACCAACTATTTCATAAGGTTTTACAGTTGCTGATCCTGTTGCACTTCCGCCAGGATTAACTGCTACAATAGGAGCTGTAATTTTAAAAGTGTTAGTAGTTACATCTCTAATTTCAAAAGCTCCATCTGTGAAAGTAGATGAGGAGGTAAATCCATTTGGAGTAACTGACATAGAGTTAAAAGTAACATATCGTCCCGCCTCTAATCCGTGAGAGGATAAATTAACCGTACACACAGCAGAACCTTGCACTGTATCAAACGTAGCTGTTCCAGCTATTTGATCATCTAAGGGGCTAATATCATAAAATGCTTCATCGTAGTATAAAAACAATCCTTGTGATGTTCCAATAGCAACATATTTCTCACCTTTAAAACTAGTAAAAGCATGTTGAGCTCTTGCAGCTCCTGGTAAAGTTTCTTGAGCTACTGTTAATTGTTCCCAACCACCTATCTTTTCTGGTAATCCATATCTAAATCTTACAAAATCTCCATCTACCCATTGACCTTCGGCCCCTGAGTCTGTCGCTTGTTTATTGAATCCTGGTTTAAAATTAAGCTTCTGTAACATAAGCCTTATATTATATAGGGTTTTTAATTTTTTGGTAGTATTATATTCCAATCTAGCTTGGATATCAAATCTTCTAATTGCACTTTTTTAAGCTTATGTGTTTTTAAATATTCAAATAATTCCTCCATATCAACGATTATCCATTGATTTTTTACATCGAACACTAGCTTATCTGCCTTTGAATTAAAATAACCTTTTTTGCCAGTTTCGTTTTTAATTTTTACAGTAGGCCTTAGATCAAATTTAAATCTTCTATTTGACCTGTCTTTTAAAATACCCTCTATATCCCAGAATTCTTTTTTTCTTTGATTAGGTGTTGCTTCTACAGCTTCTATTAAGTTACGTTGAAATTTATGATGCATCTAGTTCCCTTAGTAGGTTGTTCTGCAGTATGCCACAAAGACCCATCAAAAGTTAATATTGTGCCTTGTTTAGGAGTGACTCTTTTCCATTCTTTCTTATTTTTGTATATAACCGTATCTCCATCTGAATCTACGACATAATAAATATATACTTGATGAGGCGCAGGATCATCTATATGCAGAGGATCTATTTTTGGTATTAACTTTTGATTTAAGGGTAGTTGTAAAAATAACCTGCATCTTTTAACATTGCCTTTTATTACATCTTTAAATAAGTTTAATAGATTAGCTTGTTCTGATACAACAACATCATCTTTTATAAATACGTGTCCAAAACCTGGAGCATACTTTTTAGTATGTTCAAAGGTTACGTTTTCTAAATAATATAAAGGAAACTTTGTAAATATAAAATCTTTCAACTTCTCTTGAACCTCTTTGTTCAGAGCGTTTTCAATAATTTTCATAAAAAATTATTATGGTGTCGGCGTGTCCCAAGTAAGAGTTTCAGGATTCCATTCAAAAGTATTTTTTGGAGTGTTTTGATCTAAAGCTTTCCACATTTGATCTGGCTCATCCCAGAATATTGAATAAGGCATTGCATTACCGTCTACATCATAAGTTTCAATTGTTGGATAAGGCACAGGTGATTGCCAATCGTCATCAGCATTTAATGTCCAAGAAGCATAAGGTTGTCTTTTAAGAAACTTATCTTTTGCATAATCATAAGTATCACCTTTTGAAGGAAAGATTTTTCTTAATCCATTATCTCTGAAACATTGTTTCCATGTTCCACCTTTAAACCAATTAACACACCATGCTTCTCCATCAGGGTGTAGTGGATTATCTCCTAATTTTCCATCAGCAGTTGGTACATCGTCTCCAACACAAACCACTTCAGTAACCTGCCAATTTGTTTTGGAGTTATCAAAAGGATCTTGTACCGTATCTATTGCTGCAAAATATTGTGTCATAAATTCTCCTTATTAAAATATTGTAAGTAAATATTTTTATCAAAAGATTGTATTTTATCAAGCCTTAATTTTGGACAATCTCTTGCTTGTATTTTATGTATAAAGAACACTAAAGTCAACCTGTCTTCTTTAGAATTACAATAAATATTGTCCATATTATGCCATTGAAAACCATCGAAAGCTACCATAGTATTGTATATATTTTGAAAGGTATGCGTCTTAATAAATTTCTTTTCTAAAGAAGCCATTTCTTTTTTAAATTGTTTTAAATTTATTTTGTTTTTTGCATAAAAATCTAGTTTAGTTTTGATTGCACTAGCATTTTCAACAGGTTCTTTTTTAGGTGTATATAGACTTGTGCCACTTTCAGGATAACTCTCTTTATTTAAATAAATTAAACCCCCTAAGGCGGTTCCGTCATGATGAATCCAACCTTTGTTTCTTACATCTTTTAATGATTTTGAATACGGTTTGATTTTATGAAAGCCTAAAAAAGTTTTAGAAAAACTAACATGTTGAATGTCTTCAAAGTAAACCGATAATATAGATCGGATAGTTTGATTAAAAAAAGCATAATCTATGTCATGTAAATTTTCAGTTCTTACCCCTGGATAAATACCTTCTTTTGGTTTTGTATATTTAAGACTTTTTGCAAACTTAACAACTTCATCTGGGTCCTTAAAAAAATTACTTATGCTAGTTACTGGGAAAATTTTCATTATTCTTTAAACTCCTCTGGTAATCCTAACATAGGTCTGCCATCATATTTATTTTTAGAATCAGCTTCATTATAATGTAAAAATACTTGACCAGAAATATCACCTTGAAACTCTTCTCTCCAATGTTCCATTTTATCTCCAGTGTATATAAGTAAATCACCGGGAGATAAGTCAATTTTAAATCCATCTTGAGCAAGATTTTTTGTAGTATTTAAATATATTGGCCAAGGATCTCCTCCTAAATTTACGGTAGCAGATATAGCACACGCAATTCTATCTTTATGTCTATATAAAACATCACCTGTTTTATATAGTCTTGCAAAAGAATATGTTTCAATTAATTTTATTTTTGTTTTTGTTTCAATTGTATCTTTTAAAAACATTAACAACGTTTCCATCGCAGGGTCTGAATAAATAGAATATGTATTTGGAATTTGATCATCAAAATAAAAACCCATAGTTTTATCATATGGTGATATAAACCTTGTTTTTTGCATGTGATCTAATGCTCGTTTTTTAAGCTTTAAATAATTAAATAAAAAATTAGCCATGTCTTTATGTAAAACATTTCTTACAACTTCAAATTTATGTTTTTCAAACTTCATGTCTAACTTTCTCTAACCATTCTCTGTGTGTAATATAGTTATCTGTATTTTCATACTTTATCTTTATTAATTCTTTAAAATCTTCGTTGAGCATACTATATTGTTTTTTTATTTTTTCAATATTTATTAGTCCTAGGCCGTGCATAACTACAATATAATGAGGTTCTCTAAATAAAAAATATTGGCTTTTACAAAAATCCTCTCGTATAGGTAGTCTAGTTTTAAATACCTCTAGCCTGTCTTTTAAGGAATCAGGCATTATCTGAGTTTTCCAAAATTGTTCTTTTCTAGGAGTTATATAATGTAGGCATATAAAATCTCTTATATTTAACATAATGTCTTCCATAGTATTATTAAATTTATCTATAGTGTTTTGATTGTAATTAATTATATAGTGCGAAAGTAAATAAGCCTGTTGTATAGAAGTACCAATAGAGGATGCTTCTAGTGGTTCTACAAAGTTAGCACTTAACCCTACAGCAAAACAATTCTTTATCCACGATTTTTCTAAATATCCAGGATCAAAATTAATTTGTTTTCTAACCTCTATCTCTTTTTGTAATTTTTTCTCTACCTCTTCATGTGCTTGTTCTTTTGTAATTAAATCGCTATCAAATATATATCCATTTCCTGTTCTTCCCCATACAGGAATACTAAACATCCAACCCGCATTCATAGCAGTAGCAGTTGTGTATGGATTATAGTTGTCCATATCTTCTGTAGGAAATACTATTGCAGATTTAACTTTTAAATATTTATTAAAACTAATCCATCGATTTTTAAACTTATTTATTAATACTCGTCTGAATCCAGTGCAATCTATAAAAAAATCTGCCGTATATTTCTTTTTACCTTTTATCGACTCAATACCGTTTTTATTTAATTTTACTTCTTTAATAGTGTCTTCTTGAATTGTTATATTTCTTTCAATACATTTTTTTTGTAAATATTTATTTAACTTGTATGTATCAAAATGCAACTGATTAACAGGTCTTGGATTTCTAGGATCTATTTTTTTAGATAAATATTTTTTACCAAATATTCCGTTGTTTAATACATAAGGAAGATAACCAGTATGTTCTTGTCCCAGTTTTAAATTAGGATGTAGAGCGTGCAAATAGTTTTTCTTACCCCACTCTTTAAAATAAATCCCTGACTTTAATGTTGAATTACATTCTCTTATTATCTCATTAAAATCTAAGCGACACCAATCAGTAAAATCATACCAATGTTCCGTGCTTCCTTCTCCAACTCCAATAATACCAATATCGTCAGATTTAATTATTTTAAGATCTATGTTCTGATTAAATTTTTGTTTCAAAATTAAAGCAGTTACTAGTCCCGCTGTGCCTGCACCTACCACTACTATTTTCATTGTTTTAAATACTTTCTTTCTTTGTTACCTGCTATTTCAAACTTCTCAATAATATTTATATTTTTAATTAATATATACTGACATATAGGTGTACCTTTTTTAATAAAAGTTTCACCATTTAAATTATGCCAATATAATTGAACATTTAATGATTCTATTCCTTCACTTAATAGACCTGTTGCAGCAGTAAACGCATTGATATCACTGTATGCTACCGGCATACTAAGTAGTCTATAACCTTTAGGTACATACACTACCCAAGGGCTTTGTATTTTAACAATTGTTTTAAGTGTATTTTCATCCATTCGTCTAAATTTATCTAATTGAGCTGGAGGGTGATAGTGTACATAATCACCTATGACATCACCATACTCAGTGTTTTTTTGATCAATCTCCGATTCCCAAGTAAAGTCAGTTTGATCACCATTGGTTGTGATCGTAATATCTTGATAAGTTTTTTGAATCCAACCAGTTTTAATTATACTATTAATTCCAGGGCATCTAACAGTGTGCATATCCATAGACTTAAAATTTTTTTTATAGTCTTGATAAGCTCTTTGAAACCAAGAAAAATTTATTGGTTTATTTTTTTCTAAACTAAATTCTATATTGGGTATAAAACTCTTAAAAGTTATTTTATCTTTCACTGTTTTTTTAAATTAAAATTATAAGCTAAAGAAATTCTTTCTTTATTATGTGTTTGCATTTCTACACAATGATGTAAGGATGATCTAAATATAAGAAGATTACCTTGAATCGATTTATATTCAATCTTTATCATACGAGCATGTGAATCAACTTCCATCTCTTGGTTGTACATTCCTTGATCTCTTTCAAATATTATCTTTGGAAGATCGTCAGATGATTTTAAAACATATATAACAGATATCATTCTATTTGGATGACAGTGAAACTCTTGAAAAGAATATTTTTTATATACATTAAACCAGCCCTCTGCAAAATCAATTATTTGAGAACTGCCCAACGCTTTTAGATATTCATGTACTTTACTGTAAACAAGGTGATTTATGACATCAAATCTTTTATCACCACAAATATTATATGAATGACACGTATTATATAATTTAGCAACCCAACCATTGTTTACATCTGGTTTTTCTTTTTGAATCTGCTTGCAAAGAGGTGTTAATTTTTTTTCTATTGTTTTATTATCACTTATGATTTCTTGACCAATATAAGTAGGAAACCATGTTTCTATATTTATCATATCCCAATTTTACTCGGAGTAGGTATAGCTTGTACATTCCAATGTATAAATCGAAAAGGCTCATAACCTATGTCAACAGAATACATGTGTGGCATGTAAGATGGAAAAAACATCATTGTGCCAGGCCCTACATTATAGTGTATCTCAGGGCTTCCATAAGTAACTTCATTTTGATTTTTTAATGGTAATCCTGTCATCAAAGCTCCAGGTCTAGGATCTTGAAAGATAGGACGTGAAGTTAATTTACTTGCTTTTAAAAAATAAAAACCAGATATGTGACCATTCCAATGAGTGTGTAATGTATGATGCCCTGCTCCAGCTTTTGCAAATTCTTGTACCCAACTTTCTGTCAAAGTAACATCATACTTAGATAAATCAAAACCCATTTCAATTAATAAGTTTCTAGCTGTCATCGTAACGTAGTTGTGAAGAGGAATAAAATTTTTATCTTGTATCAAAGTTTTAGAATGAAACACATGACCCATATCTTTTCTATTACCAAACTCTTTATTTCTTTTATCTATTATTGGTTTAAAATGTTTTTTTGATTCTTGTATAAAGGGTTCAGAAAATTTATTTAACTCATCTACAAGTTCAGGTGCTTGTACAATCCATACAGGACTTGAGAATAAGTCATTTCTATTTAAATTTTTTGGGAAATCGTTTATGTCCATAGAGGTCCTCTTACCCAACATACCAAACTATGTCTAGTCCCTTTAGTGACAGGGGCTACTCTGTGAAATACAAAAGAAGGAAATACCACAGCAGACCCTCTTTTTCGCATAAAATCTAATCTTATTTTTTCAGTTTTATCTGCAACTACGTGAGGTTTTGATACCCAAAAATCTCCTCCTTCAAACTCGTCAGGGTCTGTTAAATTAATACAAATAGACATTTTTCTGCTATCTGATTTATTGGATTCTAAAGTTTGATCTATATGCCAATGATAATAATTATCAGAATCGTATCTTGTATATTGTATAGGTTCAGCTTCTTTTAATACAAAATTATAACCTGCATTTTTATTAGCTAAACTTATATATTTTAAAAGTTCTTTATAAATCCAATTTTCATTTAACCAAATAATTTTAGATTTTCGCCACTCGTCTCTAGCAACCGGGCCAAGTTTTGGATCTATAGTAAAGGCTTGTCTTTTTTTTAATGTACTAGCAAATTTTATAACATCATTACAAAATTTATTTCCTACAGCATTATTCCAAGACCAATATAAATTCTTTAAATTCATGTTTTCTTTCTTTCTTATTTATACAGAAAATAAATATTATGTAAAGGTTACACAACCAGAAACAACAAATTTTAATACAGTACAACCACCCACAGTTAAAATAGAGTTACATCCAGGTGTAACTGCCATACAAGCTGGTTTACAAGAAGTAGGAAATCTTAGATAAACTACACCATCAGCTCCAGGGCCAGATCTTCCTCCGCCACCGCCTTGATTCGCAGTAGCCGCAGAAGGGTTTCCGCCATCACCTCTTCCATTTAAACAATTTGGTACCCCTGATCCGACACCACCGCATCCATAATTTTTAGTTGATCCATCAATGTCAGAAGCTTTTCCACATCCAGCTGCTCCCGGGCCTCCGCCTCCGCCAGCTGTCGCTGCCGTACAAGCCCCGCCCCCTGAACCTGATCTAAATCTAGACGGTCCACAGTTATAACTAGGTGCTCCACTTCCAGGGTTTCCATAGCAAGATCCTGCTCCACCTGATGTACTAGATAGGTGAAAACATCCTCCACCTCCGCCAGAGCCTCCGCCAGGAGTCGGTGCTGCTCTACCATTGTTGTGTCTTGTGTCAGCTCCGCCACCACCTTTTACAGTAATAGCTGAAGGTTCACATTTAAAAGCAATTGAAGTTCCACCGTCACCAGCTGCATAAGGAGAGTTTCCTCCTCCAGGGCCACTGTTGCAAGTTCCCCCTGCTCCAACTTGAATTGAAATTGATCCACAGTCAGTGTTTTTAGTAATTCCAGATGTACCAGGTGCACAATAAGAGTAGTGAACTCCGCCACCGCCGCCTCCGCCGCCGTAGCCCTTCACTGCTCCCCCACCGCCACTAACGATGAAAAAATCATAAGTGATACAAACAGGTCCACCACCAGATGTTAAACCTAGTCCTCTTGCGGCTCCTGCTCCGAAACTTCCTAATATTGGCATCTTCTTTCTCCTCCTAATTTATTACGCAAACTGTGTTTGAGAAGCTAACGCTGTAAACGTAGCTGATCCAGTTTTTATAATAGTGTATGAATAAACATCTAATGAGTTAGCATTTCCAGAAGATGGAGCTGATCCACCTTGCCATTCTGGAGTAATAGAAGAACCATCAATAGTAACTGCGTTATTGTAATAAGGTGTACCACCTTGTTTTACAATGTGAGCTATAGTGATTGATTCACCTGTATCCATAATTGAATCTAAAGAGTTTGATCCATCACCTCTAATATTTAGAGTGTAGTTTCCTCCTGCATCAGATGTAAAGTTTAAAACTGCTTGAGTAAGTACATCAAAGTTGATTGTACCTGTAGCTGATGTAGCTGCTGTTGTAACTTTTTCTGCAACACTTTGAATTTTACCTTGACCATTAAAAGTTGCTCTACCAACTCCTTTTGGTGTAAGATTTAGATCAATGTTAGTGTCGCCTCCAGTTGCAGATATCGACGGAGCGTTACCTGTAGCTGCGTTAGCTACTGTAAATTCATTAACTGCAGATCCAGTTGTTGTAAATTTAATTTGTTCATTAGAACTTTCATCTAGAATAGAATTGCCACCATCAATAATGATATTGTTTCCATTCGCATCTAAAGTTCCCGCAAGTTGTGGTGTAATGTCAGATGATAGATCTGTAAATGCTGTATCAATAACATTTGTACCATCTGAATAAACCATCTTAGTGCCTTTGTCCGCAGCTGCCCAAGTTACTCCAGATCCTGAAGTAGTTTTGAACGTTACTGTGTAAGCACCAGTAGTTGCGTTATCAACTATGAAAGTTTTTTCAATTGAATCAGGGATAGTTACGTTAACTGCTCCTCCGATTGTTCCAACTAATTTTAAAACTGCGTT